ATAACCTATAAATATTATATTCCAAAGTGTCTATTGGGTAAAAAAAACGTTTTTCCTTACAAGTTCTCAGGATGCGACTACATTCCTTTTTTATATCAATACGTCTTTCTACGGTAAAAATATTATATGTGTTGTCCATATCAGTCCTCCTATTTAGAATACATTCTTTTACAGTAGTGGCTAATCGGTCGCTACTGAATCTTTTCTTGCTTTTTTAACAGTCTAGTTAAACGAGGGCGTTCATCTAAACCTAACTCAATTGCTTTTTTGCATACTTCTATCGCTTGATTATATTTTCCTTGTTTATCATATAGCATTGCTAATCGCGTCATAGTTTTAAAATGATTTATCTCTAAGTTAGGTACATATTCTCTCTTTATTGATATAGATTGCAGGTAAACTTTAATATCTTCTATGCATAATTGTTCAAAAGTATCTGCAAGAGGACCAACAAAACACTTAGTGTTATACATTACTGACCAGTCTGACTCAATTTGTTCTCGTAGCTTTATGTGCTTACTTTCTAATGAGTATGTACGTTTATTCATCTCATCATACTTATAATGATCATAAAATTCAGATTTTGAATTATCGGCAAAAACCCATTGAGATTTCATTGCTCGCCATAGTTCTTCTGTGCCACGATGCTTTAAAAATAATTCGTGATTATATTCTTCTGATTCAAGTAGATTTGGTTTAAATGGCTTCATAAAAAATGCAGTTAGAAGATTCTTAAAAACCCCCATATTATTTATCTCCTTCTCCTCTTTCTTAATAACATTTCTCTGCTATGTCTTCAGGATTCATGTGCCAAATGACTTTTCCAATAATAACTAGTTCCTTGTCTTTTGGGACGATAATAGGCATGTGTGACTTGTCGGTGCTATCTGGTGAAAGGGTAATGCTGTCTTTGCTGGAATATAATCGCTTAACCGTTGCTGTTCCATCCATGAACGCAACAACGATAGTGCCATCGGTATACTGTATTGCATTATTGTAATTATCTTCAGATACAACAATAGACCCATCAGGAATTACATTGTTCATTGATGTTCCATTTATTTTAAAAGCGTGCAAACGTTTTTTCTTATTCTGAAATGTAATAGGCACATACACGACTGAATCAGGTTCAGCTTCAATCAATTCTTCGAAGCTACCTGCGGATAGTCCTGACCAATAATGCAGTGGGAAATAGTCGTCGAAGACAATATTATCTATTGGGATTTCGGTGAGGATATCTTTTTTTCCATATATTAATTCATCCGTACTGATACCAAATAAATCTGCAAGTGCTTGAGTATAGCCCATATTTGGCTCAGTTCTACCAGTTTCCCATGATGAGATTGTTGCACCTCCAACACCGATGTGATTTCCTAATTGCTCTTGCTTTAATTTTCTACTTTCACGTAGTTTTTTAATGTTTTCTCCAATTGTAATTTTCATATTAGGCTCCATTCAACGTTTTTACAATTCAATTTTATATACAATGCTGAAAAAAATCGACAAAATGCAGAAATAGTATTGCAATCAGCAAAACATTGAATTATAATCTAGTCACAAGGAAAGGAGAATTGATAGAAAATGGGAAAGATAACTGTTAAGGCAGCTCGAGTAAATGCTGGATTAACCCAAGAAGAACTTGCAAATAAAATGGGTGTCCATCGTTCGACTATATCATCTTGGGAAACCAATCCATCAACAATGCAAATTAAAGATGCAGAACTGCTATGCAAAATTTTAAATATTCCAATAAGCAATATTTTTTTGGATATGATGCAACAAAATGTTGAATCATAATTAACAATTATAGAAAGAAGGAAACATGAACGAATTATTAAAAATTAACACAACAGATTCAGAACGCATCACAGTATCAGCAAGAGATTTATATGAATTCTTAGAAGCAACAGAAAGATTTAACAGCTGGTTTGAACGTATGAAGCAATACGGAATTATTGAGGGTGAAGATTTTACAAGTGTAAAAAATTTTACGGTTGTAAATAATGGCGCTCATAAAGAGATTGACGACTACCAGCTAACCATTGACACAGCGAAACAAATAGCTATGCTTCAGCGTAACGAAAAAGGCACTCAGGCTAGAAAGTACTTCATTCAAGTTGAGAATGCATGGAACAGTCCTGAAAGAGTAATGGCAAGAGCTTTGACCATTGCTAACAAGACAATCGAAACACTAAAGATTGAAAATTCTGAGATGAAGCCTAAGGCAGACTACTTCGACAATTTGGTAGAGCGCAATTTATTAACAAACTTTAGAGATACAGCTAAAGAATTAGGTTTAAGACAAACAGACCTAATCAATAACTTAATTGAAGATGGATATGTCTACCGTGATCAAAAAAGCAAGTTAAAGCCTTATGCAAAATACGGCAAGACAGGAAAGGGATTATTTGAAATCAAAGAGTTTAGCAGAAATGATCACTCGGATATTCAAACGCTTATCACTCCAAAGGGTAGAGAAACGTTCAGACTGCTTTATACAGCATAGGGAGTTAGAAAGGAGGATATATGCGATCAGCTACAACACCACAAGAAGTTATAGCTAAAACGTATCTGAACATCACAGACGTGCAAATTCTACTAGGCATGACTAGAGAACCAGCAAGAGCCTTATTTAAGCAAGTTAAGAACATTGAAAAAGAAAAACTTGGTGTCTATGACGTATGGCCAAACATGATTCAAAAGGACAACTTGCTGAAAGCCCTGCATATCTCTCGAGAGGCACTACTTAAAGATTTAGAACTACGAGAAGCAAACAAAAAAAGCGCAGTCTTAGCAGGAACCAGCGCTTAAGTGATGAACCTAAATCATCACTACCATTTTAACACAGAAAGGTAGAGATATGTGGATTTTATCAGAAGATAGAAAAAGTCTTTTTAATACCAATAATATTGTCGATATTTACATAACACCATCGGGTGACGCTATTAAAGTGGCCCTTTCGGGACATATGGATCTAACACTTGGAGAGTATGGCTGTAGGGAAGAAACAGGTTTTGTTTTTAGCCAAATATTAGCTGCGTTAACGGATGGTTGTAAATTGCATCGTATGCCGCCAAAAGAACAAGTATCACGACGCTTCACAACAGAAGAGAGACAACGTGCTGCAAATGGGAAGAAGACCGTTAGAAGAGGTGGCAGCTGATGAAAGAGTTTAACAACAGGAAGATTGCTGACAAATTTGCAGAGTACATAACTGGTGACGAACTACGAAGATATGTTGCAAAAAAAGTACGTCAATATGTAGGAAACAATCCAACTGTATTTGATGGTGCTTGCGGAAGTGGTCAGCTAGAACAATATGTAAATGCATCATTCATACAGGGTATAGAGATTCAAAAAGAAGCTTGTGATGTTTTTCTAGAAAACTATCCAACATCGAAAGTAATAAATGATAGTTTCTTTAATCAATCTGGTTTTACAGATTTTGATTGCATCATAATGAATCCACCGTTTTCCGTCAAATTTAAAGATTTATCAGAGATAGAACAATTAAATATTCAAAGTGAATTCAAGTGGAAAAAATCAGGTGTAGTTGATGACATATTCGTTTTGAAGTCAATGCAATATACAAAAGACTATGGATTCTTCATTCTTTTTCCAGGTGTCACGTATAGATCGCAAGAACAAAAGTTTCGTGATTTATTAGGGACTTCACTTGTTGAATTAAATTCAGTTGAAAACGCTTTTGAAGATACATCAATCGCAATCGTTTTCTTAGTACTGCAAAAAAGTAAAAAGTATGTTGATGTCAAAAAAGAAATTTATGACTGTAAGACAAAACAAGTAAAATTCAGCGAAATAATAACCAATCCGGAAGACGTATGGTCTATACCGAGAATTCCGCAAGAAAAGGAAAATATTGACATAGAGCAGTTAGAAGCTGATATTGCGCGAATGAAAGCACGTAGAAGACGCATTGAAGATAAGCTTGATAAATTCATCTACGAAACTTTTAAAGCTCCAAGCACACAAGAAATAAGCGATAAGGAGCAGGAACAATTAACACTTTTTTAGAAAGGGTAGAACAATGAAAACAAAAAAATACAGTGATAAAGCATTCAAATTAAGCATTTGTATTTTCTACGCAGCTTTATTCGTAAAGTTCATCACGTTCGTTCTAGGTATCGACTAATGGAAATGTATTGCGAACACTGCCACAGAACATTTGCAGATGACGATATGAAATGGGAAAAGGGATATCACGATTATTCTTATCGGACTTATCCAGTATGCCCATTTTGCTCATCGGAGGATATAGAGGAAAAAGAAGATGATACAGAAGACGAAGAGTGATCTAGTGATTATAGAAGAAGATTTCCCATCATTTATCACTCCTGAAAAAGACAAATATGAAGAGATGTTTGATGAAGCAATGGAGAACGCACAACTCAATTGGAATAAGAAATACGAGGAAATCAAATGGAGAAATTAACACTTTATAGAAAGCCATTTAGCGGAGATCCAGCAAAGGATAGACATAAGTTTATTGGTGGCAGTGATGCAGGAACAATCATGAATGTCAATCCGTGGAAATCTCAATATGAATTATGGCTAGAGAAAACCGGACAGCTTGAACCAGATGATATTAGCGATAAGCTACAGGTTTGGTTTGGCACAGAAGAAGAGGAAATCGTAGCTAAGCGCTTCTGTTTAGAAACGGGCAAATCTGTACGACGTTCTAACATGACATACCTTTGCAAAGAATATCCATTCTTAGCTGGGCATGTTGATCGCATGGTCGTTGGAGAAAATGCTGGTTTGGAGTGTAAGACAACATCCGCCTGGAATAAGACAGCATATCAGGATGGAGAGATACCGCCTCAATATTACTGGCAATGCATGCATTACATGATGCTGACAGGGTGTGAGAAATGGTATATCGCAGTTAAAAAAGACAATACACAATTCCATATCCTACAGATTGACCGAAATGACGAGCATATAGATGCATTATTAAGTGCAGAACAAGCGTTTTGGGAGTTGGTGGTAAATAATACTGCCCCAGAGATAGATGGTTCAGAAAGCACATCTAACGCGCTCCAGAAACGATATTCAGACGATACACAAGATGTGATTGATCTAAGCTACTCAAGCACAGTCACACAATGCTTACAATCAATTCAAGATGTAGATGTACAGATAGATGCTTTGAACAAAATTAAAGCGGAGTATCAAAACAAAATTAAAGCAGAGATTGGCGAGCACGAAGGCGGATTCACAGCTGCGTACAAAGTCTCATGGAAAACGCAAAATAGATCATCAATCGATGCCAAACGATTAGAAAGTGAGCATCCAGATATTTACCAAAAATATCTAAAAACAACTCAATCAAGAGTATTCAAAATAACAAAAATCAAGGAGAAAACATTATGACAGAAATTAAACAGGCAGTTACACCATCTGTACCAGCAACAAATAAAACAACGAATGCAGTAGCAAACGCAAAGAAATTACAATTCAGTGCATTATTAAAATCCGATGCAGTACAACATAGTTTATCTGGAACGCTTGGAGATGCTATGAAGACAAAGACATTCACATCTTCACTTATTAGTGCGGTTAGTACAAATGCTCAGTTAAGAGAGTGTGACGGAATGTCAATCATTAGCGCAGCATTACTCGGTGAAAGCTTAAAGTTATCACCTTCACCACAATTAGGACAGTATTACATGGTGCCGTTTAACGATAAAAATAAAGGTAAGGTAGCTACTTTCCAACTTGGTTATAAAGGAATGTTGCAGCTAGCAATCAGATCCGGTCAGTACAAACGCATTAACGTATTACCTATTAAGGAGGGTGAATTAGTTAGTTATAACGCACTTGATGAAGAAATCAAAGTAGAGCTAATTAGCGATGAAGTTGAAAGAGAAAAGGCACCTACAATCGGATATTATGCAACATTGGAGCTTATCAATGGATTTAAAAAATCTATTTACTGGTCAAAAGAGAAGATGGTAGCACATGCCGAAAAATACAGTATGGGATATAGAGCACACAAGGGGTACACATTTTGGGAAAAGGACTTCGATGGTATGGCTCAAAAAACAATGTTAAGACAACTAATTTCTAAGTGGGGAATTATGTCTATTGATATGCAGACAGCATATGAGAATGACATGACGGTACAACCTTCTATCAATAATACAGAAGATGAAGACGCAATTCATTTTGATACGGTGATTGATGCAGAAACAGGAGAAATCCATGAATGACATCATCATTACAGTTCCTGGTGAGCCAAAGGGAAAAGGGAGACCACGTTTTACAAAGCGTGGTTTCACTTATACCCCAAAAGATACTGCAGATTATGAGAAAAAAGTTAGATTCTGTGCACAGGAATCATTGCCGATTGGATATGAGCCAACTGATAAAGCATTAAAGGTTCAGATACTTGCTTACTTTCCAATCCCAAAATCATTTTCAAAACAAAAACAGCGTGATGCGATTGCATGCAAGCTGCTACCAACTGTGAAGCCTGATTCCGATAACATTGCCAAGATTATTCTTGATAGCTTGAATGGCTTAGCATTCTTGGATGATAAGCAGGTAACAGAGTTGTATGTATACAAAGCATATGATGACAATTCTAGAGTTGTAGTGAGATTGTCGGAAGTTAATAAGGAGAGTCAACAATGATTAATAGTGTTGTTTTAGTTGGAAGACTCACAAAAGATATTGAGTTAAGAAGAACACAAAGCGGATTATCCGTTGCATCGTTCACAGTTGCTTGTGATAGAAGATTGTCTGCAGAGCAAAAGAACAGTGGTACACAATCAGCAGACTTTATTAACTGTGTAGCATGGCGTGGAAGTGCTGATTTCCTAGGAAACTACGCGCACAAAGGCGATACAGTTGGCGTTGAAGGAAGGCTACAGACACGCAGCTATGATCGTGATGGTCAGAGGGTGTATGTGGTTGAAGTATTAGCTAATTCAGTCAATTTGTTACACAGCACTCAGACAAGACAGCAGGAACAAACATATGCTCCTAAACCAACACAGGAACCAAAGCCACAGCAAATGTCAGACTTTGATTGTCTTCCTAATGTAGATGTAAGTCCCGATGATTTGCCGTTCTAAGAGGTGAAGTATGAGTAGAAATGATAGTGGATGGATTAAGGAACATCGTTCGCTGCTGAACTGGAGATGGTTTAAAGACCCTAATACTGCGCACTTGTGGCACTATCTGTTATTGCGTGCTAGTTGGCTGGATGAAGAACAAGAATTTAGAACAATCAAAATAAAAAAAGGTCAAGTTCTTGAATCCTTACCATCGCTATCTAAAAATACAGGTTTAACATGCATGAATGTACGCACTGCACTAAATCACCTAAAATTAACAGGGGAAATAACAGACGAACTAACAGGGTGTGGAAGGCTTATAACGATAGTAAATTACGCAAAATATCAAGCCACAGACTCACAGGGTAACAGGGAATCTAACAGGGAATCTAACAGGGAACTAACAGGGAACTAACAGGGAACTAACAGCAATATAAGAATATAAGAAAGATAAGAATATAAAGAAGTATAAGAATAATAAGAAAT